TCATTGTGACACAGAAATCGGTGTGGTTTAGCCACCACAAATTTGATCGTCTTGACGAGTTGCTTGAAGAAAATCAACATGCCAACACTCTCATTGCGTACACGTATCAGGAAGAGCTTGCGGAACTTCGCCGTCGCTATCCGAAGGCTCAGACGCTGGATGACGAGCGGGCGGTTGAGCGGTGGAACGCGGGGCAGATCGAGTTGCTACTGGTGCATCCGAAATCAGCCGGGCACGGGCTTAACCTCCAGTTTGGAGGATCGAAAATCGTTTTCCTGTCCTTGCCTTGGTCGCTGGAACTGTACGAGCAGACCGTCGGGCGTCTGCATCGATCAGGTCAAAGACACGATGTCTGGTGCTACATCATGCTCACAAACAAAACCGTAGACGAGAAGATTTGGGCGGCGCTGCACGACAAACGGGCGCTATCGGATATTGCAATGGAGGCTTTGAAGTGAAACGAATTGATATGTGGCGCGCCAAGTTGAAGGTTGCGCGCGCCGAGATGAAGATCGTCACGCGGCAGGCGAACTCGCTGAACAAGCGACAGTCAGCGTTGACGAATTTGATTAACGAACTGGAGAAGAAAATTGGCGCTGTCTTGGCGAAGGCTTAACGAGGTTTTGTCGCACCTCACGGAAGAGCAGGTTCTGAATCTGCTTAACGAAGAGCGGCAGTTGTTTCGTCGGGTGACGATACTAGAGCGGCTGCACCAGCGTTACACGATGCTGCGTGCGGCTAGAGAGCGAATGGAACTACTAAAGGAAGCTACACGATGAATACCACCAAGCGCTACGCGCGTACCCTAGAAGAAGCCTTCGGTCCCGGCCATCGGGGCGGCATCTATGAGCCGTACCCGAAACTGGACCTCATTGACAAGATCATCACCGGCGTGTGCGGTGTGATCTTGTTCGGCCTACTACTGGCAATTCTTACAGGAGTGATCTGATGACTCAACCCGAAATCATTGGTGGGTTTGCATTCCCACAAACAGACTTTTTGGAGGACGGCTCAACTACAGGTTACGGTGAACCCGGCATGACCCTGCGCGACTACTTTGCGGCCAAGGCGATGCAAGGTTTCATGGTAGGGGTCGAAATGCCTCGCTTTGACAACATTGCAAAGGTTGCTTACGAGATGGCCGACGCCATGCTGGAGGCGCGCAAATGAGCGGCCCGTACTTTGAGACCTGGGAACACGAAAATCTTGTGAAGTTCTGCAAAGAGGCTTACGAGAAGCTCCAACGCCAGGAGGAAGAGTTGCAGCGTCTTCGGTTGCTGACGCACGATCGAGGGGACAAGCCATGCAACTAGCCTTAGCCCTGCTCACGCTATCCGTCTTGATGCTGGTGCTGATCCCCGTCGTGCTGCACTTCTCCGATGGCGATCTGTCCGTTAACCTCAAGTTCTGGGGTGTCGTGTTGTTTTTGCTTGCTGTGGTGGCGCTGTATGGGAGCTAATCACCGCCAAGAAATGGTCAGGCAGATACTGCGTGACAATCCAGAAGGCATGACCGTTGCCCAACTGACAGAACTTGCAGGAACAGGCAAGTCTCATATCCACCGAATGATCCACAAGTTCCCCGATGCGTACATCGATCGGTGGATCAAGAAAGGCAAGCGCGTGACCGCCGTTTGGTGCGTCGTCGTTCCTCCACCTCATTGCCCTCGACCTGATAGCCAAAGGACTAAGAAATGAAGACCTGTAAATGCCCGCCAAACAGCCCGTTCCATTGGCGCGAAGACCCAAGACCCTCCATCTTTGTCAAGGAAAACGGCGCGTTACTATCCATGCGCCAGACCGAAGTCGTCGAGACAGCCCGGCGCAACGGGCGCGACATCGGCCACATCCCAGGCGTCACCACCAAGATACGTGTCTTTCACATCTTCTCTAAAGCATGATTGACTACTCATACCCATGCATGATGGCTGAGCGCGCCCTCAAAGACCTGCACAACGCGGCCATTGAAGGGCGCATGGACGACGCGCTGGAGCACGCCCTGGTGGCAATGGCAGAGGCGCGCCTGACCTATCAGGCGTTACGCCATATGCAAGGCGGCATCTCGCACTTCAGCGACGCGCCTGCCCCAGCCCTTACCGAAGGTGTCCCAGGTCGGTAACGACTGCATGAAGGCTAGTCGTGTTTCCTGATACTTCTCAATGATGGCGGCTGGCTCCATCGCAGCCACCTTGGCCAGCGTACCCGCGCCGATAGCGCCATCGGGCACAGCGCCAACGGTAGTTTGCAGCCACTTGGCGGCGCGCCCTGGGCCGCTGTTGATGGCGGCATCGAAGACGATGTAGTCCACACCAGTTGGAAGATCGTCACCCTTGATCTTGTCCCAGTATTTGGTCTTGTACATCGGGCCGACGATCTCAGGCGTTAGCGCACGCATAGCCTTCTCGTCCACCTCGTGGCCGACCCACTCCTCCCAGACGCGCTTGGTTACTCCTAAATTAGTCATCCCCCCGGGATCAAGTTTGTGGTGTACATACCCTCCTTCGTGGTGGAGGATGGCCTTGAGGGCTTCGTCGAAGTTTTCTTTCATTTTGCTTTCGCCATAAGATCAGTTTTAGCTTGGGAACCAGCGGAAGAACCGAAGTAGTAGGCAATGATGCCCGTCCAGGCGGTGGACAGCGAACCCAACATCATCAGGATGGTTGGGTTGTTGCCGTCCACCTTGCCGAACATCATCATCCCTAAGATACCGAAGAAGCCGACGGTGATGATGGCGGCGAGTGCTGGCGGCACGATGGAGCGCGTCGTGGCCTGCATCTCGCGGGCGCTCTTGCGGTCGTCCACCGCCAGCTTCTCGAAGTTCAGGCCCAGCTCGTTAGCCTGCTTTTGCAGTTCGATCTCGGCTAACTTGACCTGGGCGATCTGGTCGGCGGTCAGCTTGTTGTTAGCAATCAGGTCGCCAACTTTTTCCTCGTCAACGCCGATAGCCTTGGAGATGGCCGACACAGCCATGCCTGCTAATGGGCCTCCCATCGCTGTGGCGATAGTAGGAGCGATCTGTTTAAGCCATTCCATTACTGTTTACTCCTAGACAACATGGTTGCTGCGATCTGCAAAAGCACACGGTAAGCATCCACATCTGGAGGCTCTTCTCTCCAGCCCACTGTGATCTGTCCTACCAGTTTCCCTGGCTCTGGCGGCACTCCTATGCGGCATCCATAGGTCATGCCCTTTTCCATGTACCACAAGCCGATCTCGGACTGCGCGGTCTTGTAGTGGCCGCAAGGGATTTCACCGGCCATCAGCGCCACGACGTCTCGGTTGTTGTTCACGTTTGAGGTGAACAGTCCAACATCCAGCCCGTCGTGCTCCTTCTCCCTGCCCTGCTTGGTGTACGCCCTGTACAGAACTCGGTTGCCAAACATCGGGTTGATCTTGAAGATGGCGACCACCGCGGCATCGGTGTTCTTGAACAGGTGCGACGCCACATCCTCTACCCGATCCTCAGCGATGCTTGGCAGCTTTCTTTGCTCCTTGTAAGCGCCGATCAGAAGCGCTTGGTTTTGCCAAACGAAGTAGCCTACGAACGCGAAGACTGCCATGAGCAGTATTGCGAACAGTTTGAACGGAGAATCCACATAGCCTAAGACCTTCTCGATTAGGCTGTTGTGGTTGATCTTCTCCTCAGACATGGCCAGCTAAGAGGCGCGTCACCGACGTTCAGACAAGTTGTATTGCCCCACCGCGCTTGGCGCGATAACGCCACCCAGCGGTGCGGCCCCTTGCGACAACATACCGCCGATTTGCTGCGCTAGCTCAGGCCGAGAGCGCAAAATGGCATCCAGAATTGCTTGCCCGCCGGGGCTGTACATCGCAGGGACGGCCACTGCCGCAGGGACGGCAAATTGGGGCTGCGAAAGCATACCCAGACCGCCTACCGCTGACGCTGCAATGCGGCCCTCTAGCGTCGAACGCGCCGTATCACCCAGCACGGCTACAGCCGCATCGGACTCTTCCTGCCCTTTTGCGCGACCTTTAGCAAACGCGCTCTTTCGGCGCGTCTGATCTTGTTGACGAACGGCGGTGGAGTACTGTTTAGGAGTGAACACACCGCTTTCAGCGCCAGAGTTCGCCGCTGCCACGTTGATGACCGACAGATCGCTGTACGCGCTGTCAATTCGCCGCAGTTTGGACGTTTGCTTGGGGTTCTGGGCGTACAGTTCTTTTTTGAGCACTCCCAAGACGCCCGACAGCGCCTCGCCTACTTCCCGCTCCGATGCCAGCGTGCTATTCATGTAGTTGCTGGCTTTCTTACGCAGATCTGACTCGATGCCTTTAAACGTCGGCCCGTCAAGTTTTTGCCCGGCAAATCTCTGCAAAACGGTCTCGTTTAGCGCGTTCGTAATTTCTTGCCGCTGCGTCGGGGACAAATTTTTAGCTGTGCTCAGCGAGTTTAAGATGTTGCTCGTCGTAGCAAAGTCCAAGTCAAAGCTCATCTTAGACAGAACGTCGTCGTACTGTTTTGACACCTGATCTGCCGCGTATGCAACAGCATCCCGGCCAATCACATCGGCGGGCAGTTTATCGTCAACTTTCTTTAGCGCTTTGTTGATAATTGCTTTGTTAAAGTTGAACAGCGTGCGCTGCCTAGCGTTTTCAATGCTAGACCCGATCAGAGGCAAGTTTTGCGCGAACTCTTCTATAGCCTTGAACTGGCCCCCAAGGGTTTGCCCAGTCGTAGGGCGAATCCCCAGGTCACGCATCGTTTGCTCAGCCTTAGAGACTAAGGGGTTGAGCACTCGACCAGCGCCAGCAACAACCCGTTCGCCTATCGGCCCCGTAACCGCGCCGAGCGCAACTTGCTCCGTCTTTTGCCCTGCAAAATCTTCGCCGCTAACGACAGGCTGCGTAGCGCCGCCCACAGCGCCAGCCGCTGCGGCTTGCCCCGCAGTGCCTACGCCTCGGGCGCGCGCTAACTGAGCCGCACGAGTTGCAGGCACGATGCTGGCGGGGTTGAGAATGTTTCCCGCAAGCCGAGCGGCATCAAACCCAGGCTCTCGCTGCGCTTGATACGCCTGCTCTTCTGCTCGCACCATCTCATCGACACGCTTAGCTTCTTCAGAGAAAAATCGGCTAACGGGGTTAGGAGCCGCGCCACCCAGGCTAGTAATGCCCGCCAAAGCGCGGGGCAGCATCTGCGCGCCACCGCTGATGGGGTCTTTCAACCCCGTCAAAAAACCCGGAGACGGTGTGTAGGGGAAGCCTTGCTGTTTACCCATACCAGCCAAGAACTCACCCACCTCTTCTGTGCGGCGGCGCGGTGCAGACGTCAGCCCAGAGATTGCCTGAGCAATCTGTTCGTCGGTCATCCCAGCGGGAAATTCAACGACATCGTTACCGACTTGGACAAAGGTTGACATATTAACCCCCGATGGTTTCGATCTTACCCGTTTGCGGGTTGAACCGCTTCGTAGGGATTGGAGCTGCGGGCGCTGCTTGGGCGGGGGCCGTCGGCAGTTCAGCCCCTGTCTTACCTGCTTCCGCTTGTTTTAGCAGTCGAGCAATATTGTTCTGCACCTTTTTCTCCGCGCTTTGAAGAATTCGGCGCATCGCGGCAGGCTCTAGGCGCTGATCGCCTGCGACAACTTTTTGCAGGTACTTCAACTCTTCGTTAGAGTCGTTACCGCCAAACTGCTGGAGGCGCGGGATGACGATCTCGCCTACGTTAGCCAAGAACACTTCAGTGTTTTCGACTTTGTTCTTGTTGCCAATGCCGGTAAACTTGGCCACAAATTGCTGCTCAGGGCCGTAAGCACCGCCGTAGATACCTTTGTCAATAAGATCAATCGCGTCTTTAAACGCGGTCTGCAAAGAGTACTGGCTCTCGACGTTGGCAAGATTCTCGCCGATAACTTTACCCGCCGCTTTCGCCGCCGCGCCCGTGTCCACGCTGATGTTGCCAATTGTGACGTTACCCGTACCCTTTGCCGCGCCCTTGGCTTTGTTGCCGACGTATTCCAGCATACGCTTTTGGAAAGGCTCGGTGCCAGGGGTCAGCCCAGCATCAATCAGTTCGCGGGCGAAAGCCGAGTACTTTTCTGCATCGGGGCCCTGATAGATCACGTTGCCTCGGGCGTCAACTACTGTGCTGCCTTTTGAGACGACCATAGGCTTGTTCTGCGTCAACTCAGCAATTTGCGCGTCCAATATGGCGATTTGCCCCGCTTCAGCGCCAGTCGTAGCCAGCAAATCCCGTCGCTGTCTCAACTGCCCAATCTCACGCGCTTTCAGAATGTCCGCAGGAATAGCTTGTTGACGTTCGCGTTTAGCTGCCGCTTCAGACGCTTGTGCAGCAGCTTCACGCTGCCTAACCAAAGCGCCGCTTTCCAGCGCCTTGCGGTACTCTTGATTCAGCATCATCGCGCCTTGAGGGTCAAGAGGCGCAAGGCGTTGGATACCAGCCTGTACAGATTCAGGGTCGGTATAGTCAATGTCGCGTGCAACCTGCTGCCGCAGACTAATCCGCGCCAGTTCAGGATCTTCGCCACCCAGCGCGCGCCCCAAAGCGCCGCCGAGCTGACCAGCCCCACGGTAGATGCCGTAGGTGGC